CGCTGAAGAATGACCTGGAGTCTATTCATCAGTACGTCTCCGAGGGCTGGCATGTGATCATGAACGGCGAGAAGGGCCGCTACGAGGGCATTCGCTTCGTGGAGCAGACCAATATCGCCGCGAAGGGCTACACCAACTCCGACCAGATCTTCTTCTTCGGTGCCGACACCGTGGTGGAAGCGGTAGCGATCCCCGAGGAAATCCGAGGCAAGATCCCGACCGACTTCGGTCGTAGCCGCGGTATCGCCTGGTACGCGGAGCTGGGCTTCGGCATCGTGCACAGCACGCTGGCGCAGCAGCGCATCATCGTCTGGGACAGCGTGGCGTAAGCCCGCTCCAATAGGTAAAGAGGAGGTAACACAATGAGTTACGACAATCCCTACCGCAAGGATTCTTACCGGTTTCCGTCGATCGACTTCGGCACCGGTTCGGATATTGCGAAAACCATCGAGGTCCCGGGCGGCCGCCGTGGTCGAGTCACCAATGTTCGCATCGAGGATGTGACGGAAGACTTTGCCGGCTCTACCAGTGACGCCGGTGTGCAGGTTGGCGACGGTACCGACGCCGACAAGTACTACGACACCGGTCTCGTCCTTGACGAAACCGTCGATGTCGCAGACCTGGCATATCTGGACCTGGATGATGACGGCTCGAAAGTCGACATCGAGGCTGACCGGTCCACCATTACTGTGACCTTTGTGAGCGCCGTTGGCACTCCCACGGGTATCGCAAGCGTGGTGGTTGACGTCGAGTGGTTCTAACCCATGCGTGAATCGGAGCCAGGAAATTCCTGGCTCCAATCTCAACCTACGGAGGTACACGAGATGAAGTATCAAGACTACGAAAAGCCGACGATGGGCAATCTCAGCCATCTGAAGCCCGGCAAAGCCGGCGACTCCGCGGGCGTGCAGGACGGCCTGAGCGATCTCAAGAAGCTCGACGTCATGTCGCAGAACCCGATGGAGAGCGGTGACGGCTCTGCCAAGCCGGACTGGTTCAGCACCCAGCGCATCACGGAAAATCCGCGCAAGGAAAAAGCGTCGAAGAACGGCAAGTCCTTCGACATTTGCTAAGCCAGCAATTTCAAATCGCCCGGGGGCGCACGCCCCCGGCTTTTGAGGAGGGATGCGCATGTCTGCAATGACCCCCACCAGTCTTATCCAGGACATCATGTTCCAGGAATTCGACCTCGAGGGCGGCCCGTGTTCGGAAGCCAAGTTTCAGGCTCAGGCTGATCTGAAAGAGGGTGTCAGTGGGCGGTATCCCATTGATGCGACTTTCGAGAACACCGATTATGAGTTGCTTCGCAACGAGTCGGTCCAGCAAACGAGGAAGTAATCAAATGGCCAAGACCGAACAGCTGCTTGACGAATCCAAGCCGTACGTTATCGTGCGCGGGCATGCCAAAGCCAGGTACCTCCAGGGCGGGCATTATTACGACGTGCACAAGCACCAATGCGGCCAGGTTCCCACGGAATTCGTTCCCAAGAAGCCCGCTCCGGCACCGAAGCCTCCGGAGAAGGAAACCGCCCGCGACAAAGCGCTGAAGCGCGCCGCGGACAAACTCGGCGATCTGGGCAAAGCCGGCCCGCCGAAGACGGTGGCGGACGCCTACAAGGAAAACGCTGCCGCTGCTGCCGCCGAAGAAAACGCGGGGTAAGCCATGAGCACGTTCCTGGAGCTCGTTCAGGATCTGCACTCAGAGTCCGGCGCGGCGGGTGTCGCGCCGACTTCTGTTTCAGGTCAGACCGGTGAAGCCAAACGTCTGGTGGACTGGATCCGTCGTGCGGATCTCAAGGTTAAACGTCTCTGGGAAAACTGGAAGTTCATGCGGACCACGTACTCCCAGGCAACCACTGACACGATAAACACGTTGCCAAAGCCCGCCGGACTGAAGTTCTGGGACGTGAGTCCAGAGAAGAACACGTTTCGGTGCGTGTACGTCGGAGAAACCGAAGACTCGCTGATCGAGACAGTTGAGTACGACGAAGTGAAGGATGAGATCCTGGATACAGATCCGGGCGAGCCTTCCAGAATTATCATCATGCCCGACAACTCTTTGTTGATCGAACCGACGCCCAACGGCGCCCACACGATCAAAGCCGACTACTACCAAACGGCCGAGTCCACGAAGCTGGTAAACAACGATGACGTTTCCATAATCCCGGAAGAATTTCACGATGTCATCCTTGCCAGAGCGATGATCTTCTACGCCAACTACGAGAACGCGCCGGAAATCAAAACCCAAGGAACGGAGCTATACACGGAAGTCCTTGCACGGTTGGAGAACTCCCAGCTGCCCAATAAGTTCAATTCGAGATTCCGCACAGGTGGATTCTTCGAAGTGATCGCAAGCCAATAATAAGTTACATAAAGGATAATACGTAAGTGGCTACTAAGACTAAGTATTTTCCATTAGGAGGCGGCCTCGACGTCGTGAGCCCGGCGCTGTCTATCCCGCCAGGGCGAGTTCTTGCAGCCGTCAATTTCGCTCCCTGGTATAACGGCGGGTACCGTCGAATAGAAGGATTCGAACGGTTTGATGGCCGTCCACGCCCGAGCGATGCGGTTTTCCGTGGATTCGACATCGACACTGTGGCGGGGTTGTCCCTCGGGGACACTGTCACTGGTGACACCTCCGGTGCAACGGGAACTGTATGCGGCATATGGGACGACGACGGAAGCTTCGGATCTGATGTCCTTGCGGTCACCAAAGTCACTGGTACTTTTCTCGACGGCGAGACGCTGAACACCGCCGCGTACACTGTCGGATCGGCCCCGGTGCTCAACTATGCGCCCACATCTGCTCTCGAAGATGAATGGATTAACAATGCCCGAGACGATTATCGTGATGATATCGGCGAAGTTCCCGGATCCGGAATAGTCAGAGGAGCCTGGCAACGTGGCGCGAATGCGTACGCTATTCGCGACAATGTAGGGGCAACTGCCGGCGTGCTTCATTTGGCAAGTTCTTCCGGATGGACAACTACCGGAATCACGATGGCGGAGTACATCTTCTTTGACGCGGGTGGCGGCGGCGCGTCCAACGCGTTGCCTGTCGAAGGCGACACTATTACTGGTGCGACATCAGGAGCCACGGCCACTGTTCATCGCGTCGTCGAGCACGGCGGCTCGACTGCCGGAAATGACGCCTTCGGGTATCTGGTGTTGACAAGTGTGTCCGGAGGTCCCTTCCAGAATAATGAAAAGTTGCGTGTGGGCGGAACGGACAGAGCAGATGCTGACGGCGCGAATGTCGCTTTTGCATTTCCTGTCGGAGGCCACTATCGTTTCATCAATCACAACTTTTTTGGAGGCTCCACAACGTACAGAACGTACGGAGTGAATAGCGTTGGGCCCGGATTCGAAATCGACGAGAACAATATCGTCAGTCCGATTTTGTTTCCAAACAATCCGATAACGAATCAGCCCACGACGAATTTGCCTTTCCTGATAGAGGAACATAGCAACTATCTGTTCATGGCCATACCGGGCGGCCGATTTGTCCAATCCGTGCTTGGTGAGCCGTTGCAGTTCAATGGATTTCTCGGAGCTGCGGAATTTGGTGTCGGCGATGAAATCACAGGGCTGAACAGCGTTGTAGGCAACGTGCTCGTGGTTACTTCAGAGCGCGAGACGCGCGGCCTGTTCGGCACTGGCATCAGTGACTGGGAGTTCAGATTGATCGGCGAACGCACCGGTGGAAAACTCTACACGGCACAGAAAATAGACACTGTTTATGCGCTTGATGACCTCGGGATAACCAGTGTGGCGCGGACCGACGTATTCGGTGATTTTGCCGGGTCGACGGTGTCTGCGCTTGTACAGCCCGTCATCAACGCCATGAGAGACAGGACCACGAGCAGCACCATTGTTCGAAGCTCGAATCAATATCGCGTGTATTTCAATGATGGATCCGGACTGATAATGTTTGTGCCGAATCTAAATGCGGATACACGTCTGACTTCTGACCGGCTGCCGGTTGAGTTTGGGTTTCTGAGTTATCCGATCGTGGTGCGAAAAATATACAATACAGAAGACGATACCGGTAAAGAGAGGACGTATTTTTGCTCCGACGACGGGTATGTTTATGAGGATCAGATAGGAACCAGCTTCGATGGCGCGGATATCAACGCGTATATCAGAACCGCTTTCTACCACATAGGAAGCCCATCGTATCGTAAGCGTTTCCGGCGCGTGGATCTTGAGCTCAACTCGAGCAAACCGCTCAGCTTGAAAGTGACATCTGATTTGACATACGGCGCTTCGGAGATATCCAGCGGGCTTGCCGATATCACCACCGGGGATGTCCCGGTGATAGACATCTTCGCCGGCGGCGGTTTCTGGGACGTAGATAACTGGGACGAGTTCTACTGGGATGGCCAGAACATATCGACAGCGCGAGCTGAACTGAGAGGTACAGGTGAAAATATCAGTCTCTTGATATTTAATCAGTCCAAGGTTGCCAGATCTTTTGTTTTGCAGGGCATTACGTATCATTACGATCTACGGAGGCTGCAGCGGTAATGGCGAACAATTACTATAACTTTACCGGAGGCCCGTTTATCCCGGGCACAAAAGCAAGATCGGATCAGGTCAATACAGAGTACCAAGCTCTGGTATCGGCATTTGACAAATTGCCCACTAGCAATACCGCGATCGTGCGCGGAGTGAGCACGTTTGCCGGAGCCACAGGCGGCACAGGAAATGCGTATACGGTCAGTATGCCCAACCAGCGAACCTCCTATCAGAATGGCGACGAGGTGGTGTTTGTGGCAGACCGGTCCAATACTGGCGGATGCACGCTTAACGTCGACGGGCTAGGAGCGGTTGCGCTCACAAGGACAGACGGAGCCGCCCTGGCGTCCGGCGACATTACCGCAGGTCTGATATATTCAGCAAGGTACGATAACGCGAACACCCGTTTTCAGCTTATGATTCCAGTGAAAGACGCGGCTACGGAAGCAGCGAACGCCGCAGCAAGCGCCCTGGAAGCGCAACACTGGGCCAACCATCCGGAAGACACGCTGGTCCCAGAAGGGGATCTGGTTGATGACTACTCTGCGCTTCATTGGGCGGCAAAAGCAGCTGCATCCGCAGCGACGATAAACCTTCCCGCCATCAGTGGCGGAGACGCAGATAAGTTCCTCCAGGTCAATCCAGGGGAAACCGGTTATGAATTGCACGATCTGTTTGGCACCGCCAACACTTTCAGCGCGCAACAGATCCTGCGCGTATCCGGCGGATCGTTGTTCAAAGCGAGATCGATCGACGCACCTGGAGACTCTGATTTCCATGGGCTCATCACTGCAAATTCCAGCGATACGTCTGTTGCTCGTTTTGGATCACTTCCGGATACATTGACGACAGACGCTGCGGCAATCTATACATGGGACACAACTGGCGCCCCGGCATGGAATAAAGTATTTGGGGCCGCCGAAGACGCGGCACCGTTGCAGCTGTCTGCCTCCGACGTCACCTTCAATGGCACAACGTTGATCGTGCCGGCAGCTTCCGAAACTGTGCAAGGCAAGATCGAGTTAGCCACTCAAGCCGAAGTCAATGCCGGCACGGATACCGCGCGCGCCGTCACTCCGGCTACATTGGCAGGCAGAGTCTCCGGTGCTCTCATCGATCAGCAGGTTTTCACGAGCAGCGGAACCTGGACGAAACCGGCAGGCGCGAATCTGGTGGAAGTCTGGGTTTGCGGCGGCGGCGGCGGCGGTGCAGGGGCTTCGGACGGCGCCACTGTCCCTGCAACCGGTATGGACGTCGGCGGCAGCGGCGGCGGCGGCGGTTGCGTGTACGCGCAGATAGATGCCTCACAGTGCGCTGCAACAGAAACGGTAACAGTGGGCACCGGCGGCTCCGGCGGGACCGGTCGGGTAGCCGGAAGCAACGGCAATCAATCTCAGTTCTTTGTGGGCGGCGGCTCGGAATACCTCGCAGGGGGCGGGGGTGCTGCGGGCTCTCTGAGTGCCACCACGTCGGATCCTGGCAATTCCGGAAATGGCGGCAATGCATCAAACCCCTTCGCGATCACAACGTCGCTGATCGCGTTGATTCTTGGGCAAGATGGTTGCGAGGGAATGATCAACGGGACGGCAGGCGTAAACGGGGTTGGCGGCATGGCTGCGAATCCAATAGGTGCGGTGCCTGGTGGGACCGACCACATCAGCACAAACGGCCTGAACGGAGAGACTGCGCGCGGTTTCGGTGCAGGTGGATCGGGTGCCATTCAGTCAAGCTCTGGAACGCTGGCGCAGCGTACAGGGGGCAGCGGCGCGGGCGGCATCGTGGTGGTGCGGACGTATGCGTAATCCCAAGGAGTCAAAGTTTTGTGCGGAGTCAACTCCGTGATATACTCAGGGGAGCCCCGGAAGGCGCCTCGCTAAAATTAAAGGAAATCAACGATATGCCAATGCTCCAGAACGCAATCGATACGACGACACAGGCGAGCCCGCAATCCCCGGCAGATCTCCCTTATACGTTGAATCCCGGTACCGTAAGCGCCACTCCCGGGCAAGCAGGTCCTGCTTCTCAGGCGGGAACAGACGTATCGAAGGCCGCAGCGCAGACCCAGGGGCTTGAAACCGCGCAGACATATGCGCCCGCGGTCACAACTCCGAGCGAAAGCACGATGGCGGATGTCCAAGCCACCAGGATAATGGGGCAGGACAGCCCGCTTATGAAACTTGCCGCGCAGCAGGGGCTGCAGCGCGCCGGGCGACGAGGACTGCTGAACAGCTCGATCGCCGCGGGGGCGGCGCAAGCGGAGACTGCCAAAGCCGCAGTGCCGCTGGCGCAGCAGAACGCCGCGCAGTTGTTTTCCTCCGAGATGGCGAACACTGAAGCGCAAAACCGCGCTGCGGAGTTCAATGCTCAAGCGCAGAACCAGGCCGCCCAGCTGAAGGCGCAGATAGATACTGCCGTCGCGCAGGGCAACGCCCAGGCGGAAAATGCGGCCAAACAGCAGCTCGCAGAACTGCAGACGCGAACGGATCAGTTCAACGCCCAGCTCCAGACAGACGTGTCTCTGGCAAACGCCAAATCCACCAACGATGCGCGAATCCAGACCATGATGGCAAACGCCGATCTGAACAAACAGTGGCTTACCGGCGTGCAGGCTCAGGATCTTCAGCGAATTCAGGGTCAGTATCAGCAAGTCATTTCCACAAACGAGAATGCGGCCAAGCTGTATGATTCGTATTTCCAGAGCATTTCTAGTACTTTGGCCAACAAAGACATCGCCCCGGATCGTGCGGCGGAGTACATCGCTGTGCAGCAGTCCATGCTCGAGAGCGGTTTGCGCTTGCTTGATCAGATGAATGGCCTCAACCTGAATACGGCGCTACCGGGTGTCGGAGTCTCCGGATCGGGCAGCGCAGCAAGCATTTATCCGACAACGACGGCGGCACCGACGACCACTCGAACGACCACGGGTTCGACGCCAGTAGCCACAGCTCCGTCCGGGGGCACTGCGCCTGCGACAACTACGACATCCCCACAAACGAATCCGTTGGAATGGATGTTCAGGAGTTAACTCATGAGGCCTGAGAACGCGCGATGAATATTCGGCCGGCTACGCTGAGCGACCTGAATGCGGTACTGGAGCTGGCGACTGAACAGGCCGGCAGGTACCCGCTGAAGCCTGACAGACAGAAGATGATCGCGCTTTTTCGTGAAGGCTGTAGTTCTGCCCAGAACTTCCTCTGGGTAGTTGAAGAAAAAGGAAAAGTCGGAGGAGCACTGGCGGCATTTACGGCCGATAACTTGTGGGCTCAGCGGCGAAACTGTAACATACTACTCTGGGTTTCGCGCATCCCTGGCGGCGGCGCGGCCTTGTTGCGGGAGTTTCGGAACTGGGTGGTTCCTCGACGGGGAACAAAAGTTGCCGGCATGAGCCCAGACTTGGAAGTAGATCCACGCGCCCTGCAGCTTGCTGAGCGCATCGGGTTCAAAAGACACGGAGGGGCATACCTGCTCTATAACTGAGGTAAGGCTATGGGACTGCTGAAGAAACTCAAAAAGGGAATCAAGAACGTCTTCAAGGGCGTCAAAAAGGTTTTCAAGAAAGTCGTCAAGGTCGCCGGCAAGATCGCGAACAGCAAGTGGGGTAAAGCTCTCCTTACTGCTGCTTCGATATACATGGGCGGGGTAGCGGTATACGGAGCACTGCAGGGCGTTTCGAGCGCAGGCGCAGGCGCTTCCTTCCTTTCGAAGTTCGCGGCCGGGGCAAAAGGCGCTCTTGGTGCGCTGGCCAATCCCATTGCCACCGGCAAGCAAGCTCTCGGGATAGGCGCCCAGGCCGCGGGTTCTGCTTCCGCGCTTACCGGAGCGCAGGGTGCCGCCGTGTTCGGAGAACCGGCAGGCTTTGCTGAACTGGGGGCCAACGTCGGCGGACAAACTGCGGGCGAGGCCGGCATGGAATTGCTGGCAGGGGGCGCCGGTGAGGCCGCTGCCGGCGCCGGCCAATTTGCTGCGTCCGGTGGCCTTCAGGCGGCCGGCACTGCCGCGGTACAGCAAGCGCCGAGCGCATCTGGCGGATTGCTCAGTCGGGCGGCGAAAGGTGCCTGGGACTTCGCAAAGTCTCCTGGCGGATCCAAACTGATCGGCAGTGTTCTCCAAGGATACGGAGAAGGGCAAGCTGCAGAAGAGCAAATGAAGCAGCGTTGGAAAGAACAGCGGTACTACGACGAGCAATGGCGAGATCCGGGCCAGCTCGCGAAATTGCATGGCGTTGTTGGCGGATACGCGCCATACACGCCGAGCACCAGCTCTGGATATCTGAGCCGGGCACAAGGGTACCAAGGTGGCTATGCCCCTGGATCACCTGAAGCTGTCGCGGCCATGGCAAGAGGATACTGATCATGGCGATGCTGCAAGATGCAGAAAACAATCCCGGATCCATCGATGTTACGTCGAGGGAGGCCGCAGTCAACCCCGACGTCCAGGGAGCGCCGGCCACCCCCGGCAACGCTGTTGCCGCTGCTCGGGCGGTAACGGATAACACTCCCGGGGCCACTGCCAACGAGGAAACGGCGTCGCCGGAAGAGCAAGCAGAGTACGAACGTGCGATGGACGCGGTGACGACCGTGCTCTATCGAAACGAAGGTACCAGCGACGCCATCAACGATATGCTTCAGCCGAAAGATAAGATATCTTCGGTTGTCCAGGCGACCATGCTGGCACTCAGCGAGATTGACAAGCAGATCGATATCGACGACGTAGTCATTCCGCAGGTGATGAGTGATATCGCCGATCTGGTAATG